AAGCGAAGTCTCCCATCAAATCAATTACATTCCGAATCAATCCAACGTTTTTGTAAGCGTTGACGCAGTCTCTGATCATGCGTCTCTTGTCTTGAGATACGGCAGCATCTGGTCTAAAAGACTCGTAGTCAGATCTACCATAAGGTGGTTTAGTACTTATGCCCTGCCTCTCTGGAGGGCTGTAAGTCCTGTGTGAGGCTGCACTTGAGCCTTTATAGACGCCAGTATAGGAGGCAACACTCTCTTCGTATTGCTCCATAGCTTTTGCGTTTGAGCCGTAGTTGTCGCTCCAGCTGGTTTCTTTTTCTGTCATTCTTCCACCGTTTTGTGTTTTTAAGCATTCCGATTACAATTAGATTATACACATTTCAGAAAATTTTGGTGTTTAGGGGTATTTTCCGCTATAATATAGTATCGGGGGAAGTTCCCCATATCGAATCATTTTAAGAGGAATAGGAATGGCTAAGAAGAAAGCGAGCAATAGCTCAGAAGGACAAGAAGAAAAGAATTTGGATATTACTAGCGTAGAAGACGCTAAAAAGAAGATTAACGACATCAAGGTCGTAGGCAATGGAGACACAGTGGCTTTGCTATGTAAAGCAAGTAGTGAGAGTCAAGGATGGATGAAGTCGGCAAAGGCCCTCTACATCAAAGGGGCTGGATGTGTAGTTCAGTTTACCGCACAACAAAAGAATATCGATGGCACTTACACCATGACAGACACTTCGTGTTTCGTTCCTGGTGTTAAACCTATTGATGATCCAGATTTTCCAGGTGGAAGAAAATTGGTACCAATCAGCTACGCGGGTTAGTCATAAACTCCGGTCATGCCTTGAGTGTACCAGTTGGGGCCTTGCATAAGTTGGCCCTTCTTCTGGTTTTTCTTTTCGTATGATCTAGTATTAGCAAAGCCTCCATATGAATTATACATCAATGGAGCAGGAGCCCTATCTAGGGTTCTACACGCCATATTAGCCATCAGGAGGGCAGAATATCTGTCCTTTCTGATTCGGCTTTTCTTTCCTACTCCAATAATCACTTCTGGAGTATCCCACTTATCTCTACCGCTTGGCGTTGCGGTAATCTCTATAATAGATAATTCATCTTTAAGGTCTTCTATGTCTAGAACGCAATCTTCCATTGTGTCGTAGGCTCTACCCCTAAGTTCATCATCTGTGACGCAAAGGGCCAAAGTGGCCCCATCGTACTTAGGAAATACTAAGGCTTTATCTTCAAAGTCTTTCTTTAGACCGTGATTAGCTTCACAATACCAGTCATACTTAGCGAATTGGCACATCTCAAGGATATGAAGCCCTTGCTCATCATCCGTGTCTTTCTCTTCGTCTTCGTCTATAATTGGCCAAATAGGTTGCTCTCCAGGCTGTAGTTTGTCTACATCATGCAAAGCTTCCATCACTGCGATACCGCCACCCTGGGCATCTAGAGCTATATGTTCACAAGGAAATCTCTTCATTAGATCCCTAATCTTTCTAGCACAGAAAGCGTAGTAATCAGTTTCAGTAGACCATCCAGACTTTTTGAATTCTTTATGTTGAGACCTGTTTGTTGTCCAACAGTGCACTATTTTCCTGTGTCCAGGGTTTCTTTCTAGTATTACAATGCTGAAGTTGTCATTCTCAGAAGCTGGGTCAACCCCAAATACATATCTCTTTTTAGGGTCGCCCATTAGCATAGGCTCAAAACTAATCTCCTTGCCGCCGTCTGCATGATCCCTTATTACGTTTTCTGGGGAAGGGACACAAGACTCAATAAGGCTTCTCTTAAAGAACCCTTGGGAGTCTCTAGTAAACACAGCCCCAAACTCCATCTGGTAGATACCTTTATGTACAGTAGCTTTAGATCTTGCAACTTGGTCAGCATCCATAAACCCCTGAGGAAGAAGTTCGTAGGGCACTCTAATAATAGAATATTGTGTCCAGTCAAAAGTATCTGGAACCTCTTCTCCATTAAAGATGTCACTCAGCCTATTTGGGTGCCCCTTAGACAAAATGGTCTGACGCCACTTCTTCCAGTATTCTGCGAAGTGGTTAAATTCATAATAAGCAGTACCAGAAAGAATAATCTGGTTAGCTATTGTTTGTTTGCCCTCTACAACTTGCTCTTCTTCAAGTTCAATTCCAAGGTCTTTAGCCATTTGCTCAGAGGCTAATCTTCTAACGTTTTCAATAGGGCTAGAAGAAACGGCAGCAAAACCGGCAACAACGTTCTCAAAAATGTCTCTAGGAATAGACGCAAATTCGTCGGCAATAATATCGTTAGCACGTTGACCTCTAATCTTCTGGCCGTCACCAAGAGGTAAACATGTGATAACGCTATCGTTTATCTTCATGACACAACGATCAACTTCACGTTTTGGTCCAGACCCCTCCTTACAAAGATCTCTAAGTAGGGGCGAATTACGCCAAATCGTCTCCATATACTCAAACAGTACTTTAGACTGACGAAATGCGGAGCCGACAATAACGATTTTACGACCGTTTAGAAGTAGTGCCCTAATAATTGCGTAGAGAGAAAGACCAAATGATTTACCGAAACCACGACTAGCTATAAGCATAGGGAATTTACGTTTCCATAGCTCGTCAAGGAATAGACACTGCATAGGCAGTAGCTGAATATTGAATATCTCTTTACACATGAAAGAGAAGTATTCGGGGCGAGACATAAGATAACTAAGTCTAAGATGGAAATCATCCCTATTCGGCTTTAGAAAGTCCGTAGGGTTAAACAGTTCGTCATCATTGATCTCTCCAAGTCCTAGCCAAGCCTCTTCTATTTTCTTTAGTTTAGCCTTGGTGACCTTTTGATCTTTACTCAGTTTGATCTTCTTTCTCTTTTTAGCCATGTTCTTTCAATGATGCAATATTGGGATAGTTTACAGAGCCAAGCACTTCGTCTGCTAGGCCAAAGTGGACCGCTTCTTCAGCACTTAAGTACCAGTCGCCCTCTTCCATTTTCTTTTGTATGTATGTTTTTGCGTACTTTAGGGCCGTCGATTCTGTGTATCTATCTTTGAAGTACTGTCCATACTGCATTTGTGAGGCATAGATGTCCATCATATCCTTAGTTAGCCTGCCAGCAAACCTAAAGTATTTTTTATTGTTTACGTGATTGTCTACAAATGTCTCAGATCCGTAGTGACACATTATGTATGAATTCGGCATCATAACTCTAAAGTCTGCCGCTTGAGGTATTATGCTGCTCATAGAGCATGCGTAGCCATAAATCAAAACTGTTACGTAGGATTCAGTAAAGGTTATGGCGTCGTACATTGCCATACCTTCTTCCCATTTTCCTCCGCCTCCAGCATTTAGGTGTATCAAAATGGGGGCATTCTTGTGATCTAGTGCTCTTAGGTTCTTTATGAACATAGAAGAGATCTTATTTTCTATGTCTTCATCTTCGCTGTTGTTATAGTAGCGATGAACAAAGATTTCTCTATTCTTGTGGTCCACCGAAAAGTTGTTCAGATCCTCAAGAAGCTCTCTCATTATTTCACCTTGCCTGTGGTGTAGTTTTCGTACAGTCTCTTAAATAGACCACTTAAGTACATGAACGCATTATGTTTGCTTCCACAATATACAACATGTATTCCATTGTATATCTCAAACTCATTCAGACACTTCAGTATATACTTACCTGTGATCTTAAGGCTCTTTTTCTTCTCTTCTGGTATTCTAGTTCCCTCTGGAAACTTAAGAATATCATCAATACTGAACTCCATAACTAAAAACTTGTAGTCAAATGTAGACATTCTTTCAATCTCGGCCATAAACGCATGTTTTTTCTGGCCCAGGTTTATAGCTATCTCTTCTACAGAAGCCTTTCTTTCGATACAGATTTTATCTTCCAGGCCTTCTATTGTGTAATCGCCAGTGTCTAGTTTTTGGGTTATCATGCCCTCGCATTGATCGTAAGGACCAAAATACAAACCTTGCTGTTCTCTGGTATCCTGCATGATTTTATACTTAGCTGCCTTTTCTCTTGCCATTGTTCTTGCTCGCTATTGCTAAGAATACTCTTTGGTAATGAGTTTCTTTTTTTGAAATTGAATCGTGACACTTGCGACACAATGTGATTCCGTTACCTGGGTCGTATCTCATTGATGGTGCCCTAGCCCACGTGATTATGTGATGAACCTTTAAAGCCTTTTTAGAGGAACAGCCGGGCATTTGACATACCCAGCCATCTCTCTTTTTAACGGTCATCCTCCAAGCTTTGTATTGAGGATCATCCCAGTCTCTTTTAGTCATCTATCTCTTCTATTTTTTGTACGGAAGCTATATTCTTAACGTCTCTGATTATAGCCTCTGGAACATTTTGGTCCCGAAGTAGTTCGATAAGGTTCTTCATAGAGACAAAACATGCGTCATCTGGACTTTTGGCTGTAATCTTGAAGTCTGAGACATATAGTCTCTTCATCGTGCCCTCCGCCATTACTGGAATCGGCTTATACTCTCTAAGCTTATAGGGCTTGATAGCATCGTGGATTCTAGTGAGGTTCATTCTTACGCTATACTTTTTCATTTGCTTTGTTGATGTCATAATCCACCATCTCCTTCACTAAGTCGTCGAATGTATACTCTCTTTGCCAGTTTAGTTTCTCTCTTGCTTTTGAACAGTCACCTAATAGGAAGTCTACTTCGGCTGGTCTATAAAATTCTGGATCGATAACGACGTAGTTATCCCAGTCTGTGATTCCAATGTGCTTAAAAGCAACATCTAGAAAGTCCCTAACGGACCTCGTTTCCTCTGTACAGATAACATAGTCATCTG